GGTCTTTGCCATCCACATGATGAATCTGATTGGGTTGTTTGTGATATTTCTTTAATTAAACCAAGTCTCGTTCTTAAACCAAATTTATTATTACTCATGGTGTTATTCTATTTACATAACCTATTAAATTAATTGAATTAGGAGATGCTGCGTATGAGGTTATTGTTGAACCTGTAGAACCATCTCCAGTTAATATTGTTCCTGCTAAAATTAAACTTAATCCTGATTTTGTAGGTATATCTGCTGATATTTCATATGGTGAACCAGTTGCCCCATATTCAATTGTCAATTCCACATCACTTGCAGAACTATTTGTAGCGTATAACCATATTTCATCTATTATGGTTGATGACGCTAATGTTGTATGAATAGTAGTTCCAGTTGAACCCGTTGCTGTGATTTGGATTGGCTTACCCTGAAGACTCCCACTTAATATTTCTTTACTAATTGTTCCCATATTTTTCTTTTTTAACTAAATACCTGTGAATTTAAGACTATTTGCAATTGGTCAATACTTTCTATTAATGTTGATAAATTAGTACCACCACTTAATATATATGTAGCATCTAATGTTGTAGCGGATATTGTACCATTAACAGTTAAACTATTGAACGAAGGGGTGTTAGTTTTATCCCAAGTTAGGTTAGAACTATTCCATTGTAGAATATCTAAATTATTTTCAGTTCCTGCTGAATAATTTACTTGTTGTAAATCATACATGTAAGGATATCTATTAGGTCTAACAAAAATAGAACCATTATTTTTGGCATTAACTACAATTCCCATTTCTATTTTTAAATCGGGAGCTTGTGGTTCTTCTTTAGTTAAACCACCTGGAACTGTTGGTGAAACATATAGAATCGTACCACCACTCCAACTCTCACCATATAATGTTCCTGTGGTATCAATACCCCTTACTAAACCAAATTCAGTAACATACCCATCATCACCATTAATAATATCTTCAGTTGCGATACCTAAAGTAAATTTAGCTGGTATAGTACTATCCGCAATCATGTATTCACCTAATATCCTACCTGAATTACCTAAAGTGCCTGCAGCTCTAACAACTTTACCATTTTCTATTGTGGTACCACTTTGATTTTTTATATAGTAATATTGTTCTAAACCTATTTGTTGGAGAACTTGTCCTCCGTGCATTCCTAATGTCACTGTACCGTTATCTTCGTCCCAATACATTCTACCTTCTAAGTCACTAGGTAATGGTGATAAATTATTGTTAAAATCAATATAATCTGTATAAAATGATGTACCTGTAACATTAAGTAAATAAGTATTACCAGTAACAGTTAAACCAGACATTGTATTTATGGTGGTTGATAAATCAACTCCATCGTTTCTAAATAATGTAAATGTATTAGCGTTATTATATGTGAATCCTGTTACATAGATATCCGAACCACTAATTCCCGTTAGGCAGTATGATATCAATTCACAAGGAAATGGTGCTGGTTCTGGTAAACAATTTATAACCTGTTGTGTAAAAGCAGAAAAAGGGTTTGGAGCTGAAATTAATCTATTAATTTCTTCACAGGGACCATTACAAGCAAAATATTTATCAAAAAATTCAGACATATATATACCATTAACTTAATTTACTATATACCATTACGTGAAAAATACTTGCAGGTAAAATATATTTTCAATTAAGAACACAATTTAGTTTTATTTATAAATACTTTTAATAGACATTAATTTACAATTAATAAAAAAGTCGTAATATTTATATATTATAATAAAATAACTAAATAAAAAAATAAATTATGAACGAATTACCAATTAAAGAAACAAAAAATTCATTAGAAATCACATTATGTGGTAAAGGAAGTTGTAAATGTCCAGCTGTTGACATTCATTTAGACCGTGATGATGTTATTATTGGTGGAAAGGAAGAAGGATTCACCACATTCACTAAAGAACAGTTTGAACTTTTAGTTAATGAAGTTAAAAACGGTAGGTTTGACAAATTCATTAAATAATTATGGGTTGTGGATGTAAAAGTAATAAGTCAAAGGATAAAGACCCTAAAAAGTTTTTAGATGACATGCAAAAAATGATTAGGTCTAAAATTCAAGAACAGTTAGACAAAAATGAAAAATTAATTAAGGAGGAGTAAATCCTCCTTTTTTGTTTATATTAATCTATTTATTGTTATGAACTTGATTAAAACTATAAACACTATTATAGAGGAAAAAACAATTCCCGAATGGGCTATTAAAATGATTAATAGTAGGGGATATGAAGAAATTAGTGATTATATAAAATTATTCGGTGACATGCATACACTTTACCTACAATTAGAAAAATTAGGTTTAGGTGTACAATTTTTAGATAACATATACCGTAATTGGACATATCCAAGTAATAGATATCATATTATCAATGCATTAGGTAGTAAGAATATTGTAAATAAATCAATAGACAAGACAATCTTATATAAGTATGTGTTAAATGATATGATTGGTGATGTTGATAATCTAAAAATAACTAAAGAAGGTAGAATATATTTAACTTTAACTAATGAAGACAAAGTAGAACTATTTGATGAAAAAAAGTATTATATGGGGGAAAATTGTAAAAAAATTGCAGAGATGGTTTTTAACGATGGAATAGTGAATAATTGGGAGAATGATATGTGGGTACCTGATTTAGAATATTTAGTTGATTCATTATCAGAAAAAAATTATGAAAAACTTGTAAAAACTGTATTAGAAAAATTTGAAACTTTAACTTGTTTTAGAGAAGAATTCGAAAATTGGGTAGAAGAAGATAATATTGGTGAAGATGAATTTTATGTTGACATTAATAGATTTAATTATTTCTTAGATACTAATACAGATAGATATAATTTCACAGTACTTCTTAGTTGTGCGGATGAACTAAAACAACTTACTAAATTTTTAGAGAAAAGTTACTTAAAAGCTTATAAGACTGCACTTAATAAAGAATATATAAGAGAATACAACAATGAGATAGAAGAAGCGTTTGGTAAACCTATAGATAATATCACAGTATCTAGGACATCAGTTGAAAAAGTAGATAGTTTTTATAAAAATTTAAAAAAAACTGTTGATGCTGAAATATATGATGTCACTAATTTAGTTTATAATTTATTTATAGATATGGCTTTATATAACACAGATATCTATAGTGGTAATTTTATTAATATTTACAGAAGAGAAGTGGGTGTAAATTGTCCCTATGTTGATGCACCAGACGATGATGTGTTGGATTATTATAATGAATATTTTGACGAACACATTTACGATTAATTTTTAATTTCATATATTTCTATAAAAATAGAATATGAAAATAATTACACATAAATTTAAAGAATCAAATAACAAAATAAAATATTTAATTAATTTAATTGACTTTACGGGTCACCCATTAGAAAGTATAATAGCTAAAAATAAAGAAGAACGTAATATCTTAGCTAGTAATTTAGCTACAAAACATAAAATTAAAAATGTTTTACATAATTCAGGATTTTCAATAATTACATAATGGCACAAGAACTACTAAATAAAAAAATAGAAAAAGTTATAGATAAACTAAGAATCTCACAGTCTGAAAAAGATGAAAAATCTATAGAAAAATATTTAAAAGAATTAAATAATCTATGGGAAGAAGTTAGTGTAGAAATGAAAAAATATGCACGTAAAGATGGGTTCGATGTTTAAAAATTAATTTAAAATGGAAAATATAAAAAAAGTACAAGACTTGGTTTCACAAAAAGAAGAAATTGTAAAACAGATTGAAGAAATTCAAAAAGAATGTGAACATGAAGACAAACACATTAAATTTATTTTTGAATATAAAGGTAGTACTTCAAAAGCAATGTGGACTTGTAAAAAATGTGAAAAAATTTTAAATATACCTACACAAAATGAATTAGATAACTGGTTAAAATAATAAAAATATATGTTAAAAGTAGAAGTAAAAAAAAATAATTTAGAAAGAGCGATTAAAGAACTGAGAAAAAAAGTTATTCAAACCCAACTAATTAAACAATGTATGGATAGAAGAGAATACACCAAACCTTCAGTTGAAAGGAGACAAGAAATACAAAAGGCATCCTATAAACAAAAAAAATATGGGGAGAACTACTGAGGAATTTCAAATAAAGAAAGACTTTTAACTTTCGTAACAAAATCTTCGAAAGGTAATACATAACTTTCTCTATCATATTTAAGAGGTCCACTAATAGTTATTGTAAAATCAATTTTTTCTTCAGAAGGGATTAATTTATCTACTACTATAGTTCTTTTATAATTTTTACCATCATTACCTTCTATTGGTGTTTCTTTACTAAAAATATAATTACCGTATGATGGTTTGGTAAAACCTTCATCTTTGATAAATTTAGTAAATTTATCTACAAATTCTCTTCTATCAGATATATTTTCATTTTCATCGATAGTTTCTAGTAACTTATCTATAGTTTGACGTATATCATTTTCAGTTTCCTCACCCCAACCATATTCATCATAATAAGCTTCACTTAAATCAAAACCAATTTCACTAATCGGTTGATTAAATAAATCATCTAAAGTACTATTTTCATCTAAATAATTTGTGACTAAGTAAAGTAAAGATTGCCACCCAATATGAATCATTACCACATCATTTGAAACTTCTTCATAATCAAAAATTACTTCATCATCAAACTCTTTTTTTAATTTATCAACTCTATTTTTAGCTATACCGTAACCTAAAGTATATAACATATCAGAACCATATCTATCCCATTCATTCGGAAAATATAAATTGAAAAAGTCATTTATTTCACCATCATTAAACTGATGACATGGTCTGTCCAAAGGAATATCAGTACCTTGCATCACATTCATAATTTCAATTAATTTAACTCGTTGTTCATTATTAAACCAACAAGATGCATAATTCAATTCATCATCAGGTAATTCGTCATAAGGTGAATCATGGTAATTACCCATAATTAAATTATAATAATAGTTATCGTCATTACTTAAACCTAAGACATTGTATTTAAAATCATCTTCACTTAGAAAAACATTAATACCACTAGGTACTAATTCTATTTCATTTTCATCAGCCCAACTATGATAACGCGAATTAAATTCATCAAAAGAACCAAAAAAATCAATTAGTTCCGTATAATCTTTTTTATTATTATTAATATAATATAAAAGTTCACCTAATTTACTATGGTTTTTTCCTTTTAACATATCGGATTCATCAAAATCAACATTGTATTTTATTCTATCTTTTAATGAATAATTTAAATGAAAAAAATCTTGAAGTTCTTTTTCTTGACTTAATGATTTTAAAATGTTAACTGGATAACCATTAACATCGTAAGCTAGTTTAGTTGATTTTGGTTCTCTTAAAAAAGGTATTTTCCCACTATCTATAACTAATAAATTGTCATTATCTTTAGCTTCAGATTTTTTGAATTCAATTATATAAGGTGTTCCATTAGATGCTTGATTTTTTATGGTTGTGTTTGTATAACAATACTTGGTGTTTGGTATATTACATATGTCTGATGTTTTAAGTGGTACATATATTTTATATTTTTCATTATCCAAAACTATTTTTTTGGGTATTTCTTTTAAAGGCTCTGTTTGCTCATATAAATTTACTTCTTGTAGAGACTCTTTACCATATCTTTCAATAATATCGTTTAATAGTATGTCGTAAAGTTCTTCACCTTCTTCATCACTTAATCCATATCTTTTTTTACTATTCTCTATAGAATTACGAACAACCTCTTCAAAAGAACGATTTTGTTTTATTCTTCTAATATTTAAACCAGAGGTTTGAGCGTCTATCTCATGTGGTTGAGTATAATATTCTAAACCACTTAACTTATTGTCTCTTTTTTTTGGTTTAACACCCATAACTTCTTGTTCAGCATGTCTAATTTCATGTCTTATATATTCAGCTAAATAATTTTCTATATGTTCGTAACTTTCAGGTTCGAATAAAGGGTTTATTGTTAGATATATTTCTATTGTATCCTCACCATCAACATAGTAAGCTTCGATATTAAATTCATCCTCAATAGTTTCATCTCTAGATATAGTTAATTCTATTGTAAAAATATAATTTTCTATATCATATATTAATTCTTCATTTCTTAAATCTTCTGGTAAATAATATGTTTTTTCATTTTTGTCCGTGATAGTACTTTTAACTATAGACATCACATCATTGACCATTAATAATGTTTCATCATAAAATTCAACACCTTCATTCAGATAATTAGTTTCATCCAGCTTTTCTAATTTACCACCTAATTTTTTTATAATATGATTAAAAATGTTTTTAAATCCTAATATACCCACACCAAATAAAATACTCTTTAAGTAACCAGTTGGTGAACCATAATCTATAAAACCTTGATTCATTAAAAATAAAATGCCGTCTAATATTGGAAATGCAAGAAAAGTAAATGCGACTATGTCAGTTAATGAATTTGCTGTATAACCTAATGATTTACCAATTTTTAAAACTACATCTTCTAAAGATTCTAAAAAATTAAAAACTGTATTTAATGATTCGGTTAATCCTTTTTCTTTTATAATTTCAAGTAATTTAGTTACTTTTTCTTTATGTTTACCAACTAATATCCACATAGCGGTAATATATAAAATAATTATATCTTGTTCTGTTAGTTGAGGTGTTGAACCAGTCATTAGTTGTTTAACTGCGGGTAACATAGCTGTGATACCAGTACCGAAAGTAAAAGTCCCATCTATTATACCACCTAAATCAAGTAATGTTTTTTTTACGATAGAATCTTTTTCTTCTATTTTTTCTAATATTAGACCTTTTTGTGTGTTATAGTTAATTAGGTTAACATTCATTTGAAATCATTTTATTAATAAATATAATCTTAAAACTATTTATATGTATGAGATTGTCAATAAATAAAGATATATTGCCCATAGAAGTTATGGATACACCATCTAAACGAAAAATAGGCATGATGGGTAGAGAAAAACTTGATGGTGGAATGTTGTTTTTATTTCCAAATGTACAAGAACAATCATTTTGGATGAAAAATTGTAAAATCCCATTAGATATTATAATGTTAGTTGATAATAAAGTAACTCAAATTCATAAAAATTGTTTACCTTGTCAAACGAATAAGTGTGAATTATATCAAGGTATTGGTAATCAAGTGTTAGAGTTAAATGGTGGTGAAACAAACAAATTAGGTATAAAAAAAGGAATGGAATTACAATTTAATTAAGTTTCTCACCTATTTCATCCAATAATTTATGTGCTAGTCCAACATTATTCATTGCGTCAGTTACTTCAGTCTTACCGATAATTGGAATTTTATCAATTAAAGGTTTTAAATTATCAAGAATTGCTGGTATTTTATGTAAAGCTAAAGCACCTAAAGTTTGTTCTCCCACAAAAGCTGCTATGTCACTTGCCGCTGTTGGGTCTGGAATCAGTTGAATTACCCTAGATGTTAAATCTACCAAATCTTGACTTACATTATACATTTCTTCTTCAATAACTTTTAAATCTTCAGCTGTTGGGTTATTCTTAAATTTGTCCAAAGCTATTTCTAAATCAGTATTATTTTTTTTAATCTCGTATATGTTTTTACCTATTAAAGCTACCATTACTGGCATTCCAACAAAACCAGTTGCACCTATAGCTGCTGAAGCTAAATCACCTAAGGCATCAGAAATAAAAGAAGATTCTATTAATGTTTTTTTAATATTTCTTTTTATTTCATTAATAGATTCTTGACTTATTTTTTCTTTAAGTGTTTTAACCATTTCATTTTGGACCCATTTAACAAATTCTACATACCTTGTTGGTTTAGTGTCCTTTTTACGATAATTACCTTCTGGATTACGTGTTGCTCTAGCAAAAAAGTTAAGTCCACTTACATTAGTTATACATTTGTGGCCACCACTATTTGCTTGTATCACATCCCAAGCTGGTACAGTAATATTGTCTAGAACTTGTTTTTCTTCTTCACTTAAATTGTTCCAAGGAGTGTCTATTATCCTAACAATTTCATTATAATAAGGTGAGTTAACTGGAGGTAAATTAACTAAATAATCTTTATAGAGTGCAAACAAATCAGAAGTTTTAAAACCAATACTACTTTCATCAGCTTTTGTTTCACCAATTCTTTTTATAACAGAAACAGGAACTTGATGATTTCTAAGTTGAGGTTCAATTTTACTTAACACTTCTTGAGCTATGTCAGCTAAATTAATTCCTTTTAATGCTCTTTCTTTTTTAAATGGATTACATGAGGCTTGAACCAATCCCATTGGCCAAGCTATTACTAGAAAATCAGCATTTGGGTATATTTTAAATGGTGTGTATCTATCATAAGAACCTGGTTTATAAAGACTACCACCACCGTATTGTATAATAATATTGTCCTCTAATTTTAGATTTTCACTTTCTTCTTGTGATTTAACATATTTTTCTTGATTTATTGCCATTTGTTCTGGTGAAGCAAAATTCTCGTCTCCAGCTATTGAGTTAATATTGTGAAAAATATTCATTAATGAAGGTGAAGACCTAGCTACCAATTTTTCTAAGAATCCTGGTTTGTTTTTATATGCTAAAAGTAATTTATTGGTTAATAAAGCTAACATCCATTTATTTTCGGGAACTGTACCATTAAAGTCAAATTTTTTAATGTAGTTCATTACATCATCTGGTGTCAAACCATGTTTTGCGTAATCAGCACTATCAATTGTTGATATTCTTAATATATCATCACTAGTAAAAATATCTTGAGGACTAACAATTTGAGAAATGGTCTCAACATTTGACCGAGCTCCTCTAAATTGAGTGGAAGTATCACCTTCTACACCCGATTGACTATCGTGGTGGTCAGTGTGAATAGTGAACATAGGTTTACCATGGGCAAAATCTACCAATACCTGCATTGTGTCTCCTTCAGCTTTAGGTTTAGATACAGAAAATTCTCTATCACCGTATTGAATAACGTGAGTGTCAACAACATCTATTCCGTACTTCTCTAAGTATTCTTTCATTGCGATTGCAGATACAACACCGTCTAAATCTTGATGAAAATAAATTTCAGCTTTGGGATATCTTTTAGCTATTTTATTAATGTCTTGAATACCACTTTCTTTGATTAACCTTTTCATATAAGATAAATATCTTTAATTCAACATTAGGAACATTTGTGATTTTTATCCCACCAAAATGTGTGGTCACCAATTACTTTAGAGTTATCTTTATTATCTAAGTATGATTGAGCAATTGAGTTTGTTAATTCACCGTTATCGGCTTCATCAGCTAATTCATTAGTAAAATAATGGTTGTAATTGGAAATAACACCACCTTTTTTAAAGTCTTTAACTACCTTTAAAAAATTATTTAGATTTTTATTTTCTATGTGGTTTTCTAATCTATTTTTTAACTCTTTCTTTTTTTCTTCAGCACTTAATCCGTTGTAATAATTCCAAGTACTATATTGTTGGGGTAATAAAACCATGTATTCCATACTTTTATTACATTTATTAGCTCTATTTTTTATAGTGGATAGTATTGCGTATAATTCTTTTTTACCAGCATTTTGATTTTCAATTGCTAAGGTAGAAGCTAATATGTAGTCTTCTCTATTTTCTTTAGTTATTATTAAACTTTCTTTAATACCTAAATTTTTAATAGCGTTTGGACCTATTGGTATATTGTAATTAGTTTGTTCACATAAATCTATATCTAATTCTTTAGCTAAAGCTTTTAAAGTGCCGACACCATATTCACCATCAATAACAACACCTAATTTATCTTGGATTTTTTTAAGGGCATTAGTATTTTTAGTATCCCTATCACCGTAATTAAGTATTTTACCTTCTTTTATATCTTTAACTGAATAATTTACTTCATTCCACTTTTCAACTGGTTTAGGTAAACATTCCTCTTCAGTAGATTCTTTAGAATAAATTTCAATTAATGATGTAAGTTCATTTATAAGTTTCATACTTATAAATACTTTACTAAAATTAATTAGACTTTGTTTGTTTTAAATTGTTAATTTTACGATTGAGATACCATGCAGCTTTCTCCAAATCTTGAATTGGTGGGTTATCTGTCTTTTTTCCATTTCTACCAATATATTTTAATACATTGAACAGATAAGCGTCCATATCTAAACCCCAAGCTTCAGCGACTTTAACTACTTCATAAGTACTTTCTTCACCACCATAATGTTTTGGGTGATTAACTAAGTTAGTTTTATTTTTCTTCCCCATCGTTAGCAACTGGTGTTAAAACATCTTTATATTCTTTTTCTAAATCTCCTATTAAGGTCAATACCCTATTAGTTAAATCTTCTACTTTTTTGACATCCGTTTTTAAAACACTAATAAGTTCTACTTTGGTTTCTATGTCACCAGGTAATACTAAAACTTTATAACCAAATTGTTCTGATAATCCTTTAGCGAAAGCCTGCAATTCTTCCTGTGGTGGAACCCTCAACAATTGAATAACCAATATAGGTTCATATTTTTCATTTACTAAATTTTCTAGTTTAGACAGTAATTCTTTTTCTTTCATTTGTGTATTTTTCTTTTTTTATTATTTTTAATATTTTATTCCATTTTTGTGGTAAATTTAATTTTTCATCTATTAGTGTGTTGACAATGTTGTAAGAGAATTCATTGGAAGTTATTATGGTGTTTGTATCACCAATATATTTTTCCAAACCTAATAAACCTTCATTGTCATATATTCTAATAATATTTTCTTTATCCAATCTTTTTTTGTGGAATGACATATTTTTTTATTTTCTGTTTGTATTACCAAAATAATTTATTATATTTGTACTACAATCATATAAATAAAGAATAATAAAATAAATAAAAATAATAGAAAAATTTATGGAACCATTAACACAGTCTTTTATTGAAACTATAGCACCTTCAGTTTACGCTAAACAACCATCAACTAACGTGTCAGATAAATATAGTTTTATCCCAACAACACAAATTATGGATGATTTAGGACAAGAAGGTTGGCAGGTTTATTCAGCTAGTCAAAGAAATTCTAGAACTGGTCAAGGAATGTTCACCAAACATATGTTGAGATTTAGAAACAATGATGTACCTATCGTAGATGGTATTGTACCAGAAATTGTTTTAACTAATTCACATGATGGTAGACATGCATTTAATCTACACGCGGGACTTTTTCGATTCGCTTGTTTAAATGGGTTAGTTATCGCTGACCAAACTTTCGAAAAAGTTAAAATCAAACATCAGTGGTATAAACTTGAAGATGTTCAAAAAATAACAGATAAGATTGTCACTTCAATTCCTAAAATTATGGGATGTGTTGATAGCTTTAAAAATACCACTATGAGTGAGGTCGCTAAAAAAGATTTTGCTAAAAAAGCGATTCTAACTCGTTGGAAGGATGGACAAGACTATATTCCAATTTCAGACATCCTTAAACCAACTAGAAGTGAGGACCAGGGAGATAAACTTTGGGAAGTCTTTAATATTGTTCAAGAAAAAATTATTAGAGGTGGAATTACTTACTTTTTATCATCTGGGAGACAACAAACTGTTAGAGAACTGACTAATATTGACCAAAGGTTGAAAATTAATAAAGACCTATGGACATTAGCTGAAGAGTATGTTTCATAAATGGTTGGTGTTATTAAAAAAAGAACTCCTCTCAAGTTAGTTGGAGTTCTTTTAATTTTTTATATAAGATTCTTATCTGAATTTAAAAGGTCTTGTAGCTCAGTTGGTTAGAGCATCGGACTCATAATCCGCAGGTCGTAGGTTCGAGCCCTACCAAGACCACTAAAAGTTGAATTAATTTTACAAAAAATTATAAAATGGCTAAAAAAAATACTAGTTGGGTTAATATTTTTAAGGTAGTTGATGAAAAATTTCAATTATTAGGACATTATGATTATAATGAATTACTTGAAAATAAAACTGACTTTAATGATGATTTAGTTATTGAAAATTATTCCAATAAATATTCCAATAAAACAGTCACACCATATATTAAAAAATCTAATTCAAATTCTTTCGGTCCAATTAAACATGTCGAGATGGGTTATTTTACACCTAAACACAATAATGTGTTACATGTGGAAGAAAAAGAATGGTTGGATAAATCCACTAATATTTTTTATAGTGCGTTAGTTGATAGAGTTACAATTGTATTAGAAAAAAATGAAGATAAGATTAAGGTATCCATTTTTAATTTTACTAAATCAAGAGTAGTTGGTTACAGATATTTTAAAAAAGAAAGTAATGATATACATATCACCTTTAACATAAAAACTAATAATTTTTATATTACAACAAGCACATTTAGTAACAGAAGAAGACACACTTTTACAAGTAAAAATGACTTTAGTAAGATTGACACAAAAATAAAGTCATTGAAATTTCAGAACAATTTAAGTGTATTAAAAGGTGTGCAGTTAAATTCTTCATTAAACAAAAGAAAAATAAATACAATAAATGTTACTCCTTTATTAACGGCATTATATGATGAATTAGGTTTAGGAAATACCACTAATAGTTTTAAAAAAAATATATTTGTTGGCGACCAATCGGAGATTTTAGGTAATATAATCATGGAATGGTTTGTTAAGGTTAGAAGTATTAAAGTACCAAATGATTACAAATATTATTTAATAAATCATTATCCTGGAATAAAAATATTGAAAAAAAATAATATGAATTTACTTCAATCTATATTGAAAGAAAATGGATTAAATGGTAAATTTTATAATCGATTATTGAATTTAAATCCAAAATGTAACATTACCGACTTAACACATTTAAGGGATTATTTAGGTGATGATAATATAAAACAAATCAAACCAAATATTTTAATTAAAAGTAATAATTTTACAGATAATAAGTGGGTAAGTTATGCTAAAACTTTAAAATTGGAAGGTGAACTCAATAAACATGAAAAGAAAAATATAATTAACATATATAATACGTCACTTGATTGTGATAGGATAAAGTGGTTTATAAATGAATTATATGACCATATTAGTATGAGAGAAAAGTTAAAGTCATATGGTGTGGTCAAAAAAATAAAGGCAAAAACTATTTTAGATTTTGAACAAGAACATATTGAATGGTCATATTTAATAAACCAATTAGAAAGAAATAAAGAAGTTAGTTACATATACCCATCTAAATTTTTGGAACATATAGAAAAACCAATAATTGTTGATGACACAAAATATTTTGTAAAAGTGTTGGATAATGATTTTGAATATTTCAATGAAGGACAAATACAACATCATTGTGTTAGAACTTATTTAGACAGATACGATAGTATTATTATATCGGTAAGAAAGGATTATCCTAACAATACGAATAGAATGACTTGTGAATTTAAAATGAACAATATAGGTGAACCTAAATTGGTTCAAGCTAGAATGAAGTACAATGCTATTCCAGATAATGAATGGGAAATTGTTAAAAAATTACTTAGGAAAGAATTTTTGGATTATGTGTGTAAACCAAAAAGTGAAGTAATGCCTACAATTAATATATATGACAAAATTACTAATGAAAGAAAAATTTTAAAATACAGTAAAGAATATGCTGGGTTTGTGTCAGGTGAAGAAATTCATGAGTTAATAGATTTACCTTTTTAAAATTAGTTATTATGTTTAAATATAAATAAAAATACGATACATTATTAAGATGAAAGTAAAACTAGAGTATATTTGGTTAGATGGTTACCAACCAACACAAAAATTAAGGAGTAAAACCAAAATATGGGATTATGACCCAATGAGTGACCCCAAAATGCAAACTAAGAGAACATTGGCTTATAATGGAAGAGTAATTCCTTGTCCCGAAGAATTACCTCAATGGTCATTTGACGGTTCATCAACTAAACAAGCTGATGGTAATAATTCAGATTGTTTATTAAAACCAGTTCATGTTATAATGGACCCACAACGATTAGATGGTTATTTAGTTATGTGTGAAGTTTTAAATGCTGATGGTTCACCACATGAAACAAATTATAGACATAATTTAATTGATGATGAACAATATTGGTTTGGTTTTGAACAAGAATATACTTTAACAATAAAAAATAACAAACCTTTGGGTTTCCCAAGTGAAGGTTATCCTAAACCACAAGGACAATATTATTGTGGTGTGGGTTCTGAAAATGTTGTAGGTCGTGATATTATAGAAGAACATTTACAAGTTTGTTTGGAAGCTAATCTTAATATTACTGGTGTTAATGCTGAAGTGATGGTAGGACAGTGGGAGTACCAAGTATTTTCAGAAGGAGCTAAAAAAGCTAGTGATGAATTATGGTTATCTAGATTTTTGTTAATAAGATTAACAGAAAAATATGATTTAAAAGTTAATTTTAATCCAAAACCAATTAAAGGAGACTGGAATGGTTCTGGGTTGCATGTTAATTTTTCTAGTGATTTAACTAGAGAAGTTGGTGGAAAAGAAATGATTGAATCTATTTGTGAAGAGTTTGGTAAAAACCATAAAAACCATATTAAATTATATGGTGATGGGAATGAAAAAAGATTAACTGGATTACATGAAACCCAACACATTGATAAATTTAGTTATGGTGTAAGTGATAGAGGTGCTAGTATAAGAATACCTATAAGTACAATAGAAAATGGTTGGAAGGGTTATTTGGAAGATAGAAGACCAGCTAGTAATGCTAATCCATACTTATTATGTGGTATTATTTATGATACTTTATTAAAAGCAGAAAATAAATTTAGAACAATTGAAGTTTAAAATATGAGAATAACATTATTTAGTCAATGGGAATGTAAAACTTGTGTCGCTTTAAAAGACCTACTGACACAAGAAAATATAAAATACAAAGTTATTGAAGTATTAAAAAACAAAGAACTTTGGGAAGAAATAAGAAAAGAAGAATTAAAAACTAATTCTAACATTATGTATACACCTACTATTTTGGTAGAAGATAAAAAAAATAGAATTTATATAGCTGCTGGTAGAGATTTTAATACACCAGATGAGGCTTTGTTAGAATTAAAACAATATTTATAATTATGGAATTAAACGATAACACATTAGAAAGCACAATTAAAGAAAATCGTGTTGTTCTAGTTGATTTTTGGGCTGAATGGTGTGGACCATGTAGGATGTTAACACCAACTATAGAAGAATTGGAAAATGATTTCGCTGATAAAGCAGTAATAGGTAAAGTTAATGTTACTGATAATGCAGAAGCTTCGTCTCAACATCAAGTAAGGAGTATACCAACTATTATAATATACAAAGAAGGTGTTGAAGTAGAAAGAATTGTTGGTTTGCGAGAAAAAAGTTTTTACAAAGATAAAATTAACTACTATTTAAATTAATATTATATGAAAACATTATTAATATATTCAGAAGAAGGGTGTCCTTGGTGTACTAAAATGAAAAATTTATTAGAAAAAGAAGGGATTAAATTTTTAGTCAGAGATATTGAAAGATTTGATAAAGAGTGGGATAAAGTTAGTAAAGAAGCTAACACACAATATATACCAACAGCTTGTATCGTGAATCATGACGAAAAAAGTAAAATTTATTTGGCACCAGATAATGATTTTGATGAAATTGAAGAGGGTGTAGAAAAGATTAAAAAATTAATGTTATAATGGGATTAGATATATCATATTATTCAAACGTAGAACATATACCACCCAATAAAGTACCAAAAGGTGTTAAACCTTTTAATAAGGAATTTGATGAATGGGATAAACAATATCCAAATAACTATCTTTATTACATAGACAAAAAAAATAGTAATTGGCCAAAACATTTAGAAGGTTTAGAAAATGGTTGGTATTTGGTACCACGTAATTTGGGTGAAAATTCATTTAGGGCTGGTAGTTATAGTGGGTATAATGAATGGAGAGATGATTTAGCTTTAGCTGCTGGTTTCTCAGGTGGAGCTCAAGAAGTTTGGTCATTAGAAGATGAATCAATAATTGGTAAACCAGAAAGTCCACCATTTTCAGAATTAATTAATTTTTCAGATTCAGATGGTATAATAGGACCTAAGTTAAGTAAAAAACTATATAATGATTTTATAAATAATGAAGGTAAAATCAAAGAAAACATAGATATGTGGTTTTTAAAAGTACACCCATACAAAGAATATGATATTAGAGATATGGAATGGTTTTTTGCAAAATATGATGATTGGAAAGAAGCTTTTAAAGTTGCATCAGAAAATGGTTTTGTTTCATTTCACTAATTACAACATATTAAAAATTCACAATTAAAAACAAATTAAAAAAAATGAAAGGGAAAGATTTAATGTACTTAGCTTTAAAAGCACAATGTGAAGCTGAAAAAGCAGAAGCAGAATTTACACTAAACAATTACATGTGTAATAGTGTTGGTATTGGTGAACATCCACAACAAGTAGAGGAGGCGATGATAGCTTTAGATAAGTTAGCTTCGGCCAACGACAAGTTGGAAAACCTTAATTTATTTATGGAAAAAATTGGAAATTAAAAAAAAATAAAAAAATTACGTCTTGGGGCTTGACAGGAGTGATTTTTTTTAATATACTTGAACAACGTTAGTCACTTTTACTAATTTATTTAATATTTATAATACTAACCAAAAATTAAATTAACCTATTTATCATGAATTTGAGAGACGCACTTCAGACACAAGACACGGTAACCGAAAATGGGATGGCAACTAATTCATCTTCTTTGAACCACTGTGTGAACCTATTTTTTCAGATAGGTGCGATGAGAGGGATAAATAAGAAAAAACTTATTTCAAAGTTCTCAAAAGCATATAATGAAGACGCTCTAATTGCTATGAAAATTTTATTCTGGGCAAGAGATGTGAGAGAAGGTGCTGGTGAAAGACAAATTTTTAGAGATATTTTAGGTTGGTTATGTAAAAACCACAGTGAAGTACTTAAAAAAAATGTTCACTTAATTAGTGAATATGGAAGATGGGACGATGTCCTAACTCTTGTAGGTACAGACAACTGTTGGTTGGAACCACTTGAATTAATTAAATCAGCTTTAAACAACAAAGATGGTTTATGTGCAAAGTGGATGCCAAGAAAAGGTGTTAAGGCAAATACAATTAGAAAGTATTTGAATATGACACCTAAAGAGTATCGTAAATTATTAGTTAGTTTGACTAATGTGGTTGAAACTAGTATGTGTTCTAAAAAATGGGAGAATATTGATTATTCTAAATTACCATCCTTAGCCGCATCTAGATACCAAAAAGCTTTCCACAAAAATGACGGTGAAAGATATAGAGAATATATTAATTCTCTTAAAAAGGGTACTGTGAAAATTAACGCTGGAGCGGTATATCCTTATGATATCACTAAATCACTTAAGTTTGGGGACTCCGAAATTGCGAGTGAACAGTGGAAAGCTTTACCTAACTATATGGAAGGTTCTGAAGAAAGAATACTACCAGTTGTAGATGTTTCGGGTTCTATGGTATGTTCAGCGGGTAACAATCCTAATGTTTCTTGTATGGATGTTGCAATATCACTAGGTCTATATATTTCGGAAAGAAATATAGGTCAGTTCAAAGATACGTTTATTACGTTCTCAGAGAGACCAACATTTCAAGTACTTAATGGTGATTTAAAAGATAGATATCAACAACTAAAAAGAGCTGATTGGGGTATGAATACAAACTTAGCATCTACTTTTGAATTAATTTTAGAACAAGCAGTCAAGCATCAAGTGTCTCAACATGAGATGCCAACTAAAGTTCTGATTCTTTCAGACATGGAATTCGATTCAGCTAATGTGTTAGGTAAATGGAACCCAACCGCACAACAAATGATTAAAGAGATGTTTGAGAATGCTGGGTATAAAACACCAGATATCGTTTACTGGAACATAAATGCTAGAAACGATAATTTCCCAACTTCATTTAATGAAATGGGGACAGTACTAGTATCTGGATTCTCACCTTCAATCATGAAAAATGTTTTAACTTGTGATAACTTCACACCTTACAACATGATGATGGAGACTGTCGATTCACTTCGATACGAACCAATAACGGTCTGATGAGTAGACCAAAGAATACTTTCAGCAAAAGTTAAATATAACTATGAAAGAGAGAGGTGGAAATATTCCCCCACCTTGTTGAAAAAATAAAAAAGGGATTTTTAGTCTCAGAAGTCCTAAATTAAAAAAGAGTTCACCCATATTCTGACTACTCATCAGATTTTAAAAATTCCGTGATAAGTTCACGTTTATATAAATAAGGAAGGTTTCAGCAATCTACTTTAAATTAAATGATAACGCAACAATCAATACCTTCCTGATAATGTAAAAAAACCCCATATTGGGGTTTTTTTTTTGAACATATCTAAATTTTAGTTGAATAGTTTACCTAGTTATTAGGTATTGTAATATTATTCTAGCCATTCTTTCATCAAAAAATCTAGAATCTAATTCAGCGACTACTATATTTGTTTCATCACCATAACCATCTACTGGTTCTTCTGTATCATAATAAATAACATATTTTGGGTAATCGTAAGCATCTATATATTCTAAAGATAATTGACCATCTTTATATGTTTTTCTATCTAGTTCGTCAATACTAAATTCTCTTAATAATTTTTTTATTCTATCTTTCATTTGTTTTTTAAATAAATATTCTTTATATTTGAAATCTCAAATACCTAACCAATACTATTGGTTTGGGTAGTTCAAAACTTAAAATTTAACTATTTCGATATGAATTTAGGATACGCTTGTATTAATATGTCTTTATCTAAAGAAAAACCCAAAGTCACAACCAATAGGTCTATGATTAAACGAACATTTATTAGTAAAGGTATCGATTATGCTTCTGAGTTATCAATTTTAAATGTCAGAGATTTAATAAAAATTATACAATGGAATGAAAATAATGGTATTAAATTTTTTAGAATGAGTTCGGATATTTTTCCTTGGGCATCAGAATATAAATTATCTGATTTACCTCACTACATTAGGATTAAACACTTGTTAAGTGGTTTGGGTCATTTGGTTAAAAAATATGGACATAGAATTACATTCCATCCAGGTCCATTTAATGTTTTGGTATCACCCAACGATAACGTTATTGAAAACACAATAAAAGATTTATCAAACCACGGTGAAATATTTGATTTAATTGGTTTATCTAGAACACCATATAATAAAATTAATATACATTGTAATGGTGTGTATGGTGATAAGATTTCTGCTATGGATAGGTTCTGTAAGAACTTTGAAAGATTACCTAAATCCGTACAAACACGTTTGACTGTCGAAAATGATGATAAAGAGTCAATGTATTCAGTTAAGGATTTGATGTACATACACGAAAGGATAGGGATACCAATAGTGTTTGATTATCATCATCATAAATTTAATACAGGTGGTCTGACGGAAGAAGAAGCACTTAAACTTGCTGCAAGCACTTGGGGTGATATCAAACCTGTAGTTCACTACTCTGAGAGTAAATCATTACATGAGAATAATGATACTATTAAACCACAAGCACATTCAGATTATATCTCTGAATATATTAATACCTATGGTGTAGACGTTGATGTGATGTTAGAGGCCAAGAAAAAAGAACTCGCTCTAATAAAATATCAGAGTACTAATACTTTATTGACTTAATTATTTTTTTTTATTTATTTTTAATTAAATTATAAAATTATGACAAATTTTAGCGAAGAATCTACCACATTATCTAAATTAAAAGATGGTGACTTATTTATAACCAATTCTAATAATGTTGGGATATATTTAGGAAAGGTAGAAGGTGGTTATAAAATTAAAAATAATTCAACAGATAAAGAATATGTCGTACCGCATGGTAATTTTCCCGTATTTAAAGAAAAACCTAGACATAATAATAATTTTAAGAAAAAAGATTATTTAATTAAAAGAATAGATAAAAGTCAGGCTTACGAATTTATAAAAAAATATCATTATTTGGCTGACGCAAAGTTCTTTGCTAAGTTTTCTTTTGGATTATTTAAAAAAGGAGATGAAGAAATTTTAGGTGTGACAACATTCTCAAATCCACAAGGTAATGTTGCACTGAAAGGTTGGTTTGGATTACCCAATACTGACCAAACAGTTTTAGAATTATCTAGACTATGTGTTTTACCAAACTTAAATGGAACTAATGCAACATCATTTTTGTTAGGTACATCAATTAGATTATTGAAAAAAGAAAATGTTAGAGCGGTAATTACTTTAGCTGATAATTCTAGACATAGTGGTAGTATCTATCAGGTGTGTAATTTCACTTATTATGGATTATCCACACCAAAAAGTGACTTTTTTCTTTATATTGGTGACGGCACTTTCAAAAAAAATTATAGAGGTACGACTAAGGATGCTAAAGGAGTTTGGTTACCTAGAACACAAAAACACAGATATGCTTACATAATGGATAAAACTTTGGTTTGTAATTACACACCACAAGAATCACCAAATAAAGAAGACTTTGAAATAAAAGAATGTGTTTGTGAAAATGAAGTTGTTTTTGATAAGCGATTTGAAGAAAAATTTACATGTCCTAATTGTACAAAAAAATTAATTTTGATAAATTAAGTTTGTAGTTTAATATAATTTAATTATCTTTGTATTGTTGAATTGATAACCACTTAAAAAAATAAAGTATGACTGACCAAGACACAATACAAAAACTAATAAACTACGAAGGTAATAATGGATTTGTTAAATCCGTACTTAATGGATATAATCGTTGGGGTAAGTTAACCCCAAAACAAATGGAGGCGGTTAAAAAATTCTTCGCACCAAAAAAACCTAAAGGCAGTATCAAACCAATTAAAATAAATGTAGACTTGGTTTTAAAAAGATATGTTGCTAGAGAAATTTCAGAAGAATACAATTTGGGTAAAATTACACCTATCACAGTAACTGTTTCAGAAATAAATGCGTTGACAAATAAAGCAGTTAGAGTCAAAGGAAAAATGACTTTTACTGATGTTGGATGTTGTCGTTGTTGTGGTAGAGATTTGACTGATTGGGTATCAAAAGCTTCTGGAATCGGTCCTACATGTGCAAAATACATGGGATTAAAAAGACCAACTACCCAATCTGAGATAAAAGAATTCAATAAGAATTTAAAGGAGAAAATCGATGAGATTGGTGAGTTAGAATTCTGGATTCCAAAATCACACATCAAAAACGCTATGGGTAGTTTAAAGTATATTTTGGAGTGTTAAAAATAATGGGACATAGGTCCCATTTTTTTATGCTCTAGACTTTTCTTAAATATTTTTATTTAGTATAATTAAAACATGAATTACCATGAAGATGACAGAGCACAAAGATTACTGGATGTATTCCCACTCAAAGAAGGACAAATAAATGTTAGTTATATCAATTCAACAGAACACATAGTAGCTTGGCATAAACATGAGAAACAAACTGATTATTGGATTTGTTTAAAAGGTAGTTTAAAAGTTGGTTGGGCAACTGAAGAAGATGGTTGTGAATTCAAGTATCTATCAGACAAAAACCCACAAGTACTAGAAATTCCACCAGGGGTTTATCATGGGTATAAAGCTTTAGAACCAGGAACAATATTAGCTTATTACGTCACTAGAAAATATGACCCAACCGATGAACATAGAGCAAAAATTGGTGATTTTGGTGAAGAATGGAAAACAGAAAATAAATAAAAAATTAAAAAATTAAAAAATGGCAAATCACTTAAAGAGCATGGTTGAAGTCCATGCAAATGAAGAAACCATCAAATACCTTGATGAGTTATTAGAAAGAGCGAACGATGGTGAAGTTACCACATTCGCACAAACCTTTTACAATGATGTAGAAGTTGCAGAAAGCGGTGGTGTTATGAACTCATGGTCGTTAGATAATGTTGGTTCTAAGTGGACATATCTTGATGATATTATTGATTATGGTAATTTTACATTAACTTCAGCTTGGTATCCACCTATTAAATTCTTCATACACCTTTATAATATGTTAGTGGATAAGGACCCTGAAGTTTCTATTGAAGTTCAGTATGAGGATGAAGGGTATAGTCCTATTGGTGCTCTCGTAATCAAAAAAGATTTGGACGGAACACCTTGTATTTGGGTTGAAGAAGATGATATGGATAACCCTACAGAAGATATGGATTGGGATGATGAAGATTATGACAGAGTTCAAATGGAGTTTATGGAGTCAATTTATGAACGTCAACAAGAATTGTTACGTGAATGTCGTGATTTAGTTTATTCTGACGGTGAACCTATTGATAGTTATCAAGGTTAAAGATTATAAAATTGACAGTAAAACAAAAAAATAATAATTTAAATATGAAAAATGACCTAATCAAAGATTTTAGTTTATATAGTAGAAGTATGAAGAACCCAATTTCGTCTACCACTTTATGGGACTATCAAAATTCACTTACACCCTATATTTTAGAGGAAAGAGAAATGAGAGCCACACAAATTGATATATTTTCTAGACTTATGATGGAAAGAATAATATGGTTATCTGGACCAATAATGGATATAACTGCACAAATTCTTCAAGCACAAATAATGTATTTAGATACGATTAATGACGATGATATTACATTACATATAGATTCACCTGGTGGTTCGGTAAAAGCTGGTTTGGGGATTGTTGATGTTATGGAATATGTTAAATGTGATATTAGGACATTAAATACTGGTATGGCAGCTTCTATGGGTTCAGTATTATTAGCAGTAGGGACAAAAGGTAAAAGAAATTCTTTGAGATATAGTAAAACAATGTTGCATCAATCTAGTGGTGGTGCTGTTGGTAACATCCAAGACGCTCGAATTACTATGGATGAATGGGAAAAAACCAATAAAATTTTATTTGATATATTGGCGAAAGCTTGTGGTAAAACAACCAAAAGAGTTGAAAAGGATGCACAAAGAGATTTATGGTTAGATGCAGACCAAGCTTTAGAATATGGAATAATTGATGAGATAATACAAAAAAGAAATTAAAATGAATAAAGAACCAATTTGGGGTGTAAAACAAGATGATAAATCAAATTCATCTAGTGATAGTAATAACGAAATTACAACGGTAAACAATCACATTTATTTTTATTCTGAGGTAGAAAGGAGTAAGATGTTAGAGTTGAATAAACAAATAAATGAATTAGATAAAGAATTACAAATTAGTAGTTTAAAATTAGGAGTAGAGTTACCAAAAATTTATTTACACATCAATTCTTACGGAGGTAGTATTTTTGCTGGTTTATCAACTTTAGATACAATTAGAAATACTAAATGTGATGTAATTACAATTATAGAAGGGTGTGCTGCTAGTGCTGGTACAATGATTAGTGTAGTTGGTAAAGAAAGATATATTCACAAACACGCTTATATGTTAATCCATCAATTAAGTGCTACTAGTTGGGGAAAATATTCCGATTTACTTGACGATATGGAAAATAATACTAAATTGATGGATATGATAAAAAATTTATATCAAGAGTATACTAAAGTACCACAAAAAGAATTGGATGAAATATTAAAGCATGATTTATGGTGGGACGCTAAAAAATGTTTAGAATACGGATTGGTAGATAAAATATTAGAATAAAAATTATATTATGTTCAAAAAATATATAAAATTTTTAGATGGTATTGTTGAGAAATTCGATACCACAGAAAAAATAATGTCTTTTTTAAAGACATATAAATGGAAGATAATAATATCATTTTTATTTATTCAAGCTTTGGGAACCATGTATTCTGTTTATGACCTAGGATATTGTATAAATTGTGACAAGTTAACAAAACAACAAATAGAACAATTTGATGGTGACGTTCAAAAATTTATAGAATATAGTAACCAACAATTAATATACGTGCCCTATACAGATATTAAAACTTATCTTATGAATTTGTGGTTACCTTTAATTCTTAATTTAATTGTTGTTTTCATAATAATTTCTGTTACCTACGTTGCGTATAGAATATCTACTATGGTTTTAAGAAATTTAGGTGCTATGATAAGTAAAAAGATGAATGAAAATAGTAATAATGTCTTAAAACAAATTAATAAAATTAAAAAATGAAAATAATTACAAATTACGGTGACATGGTTATTTCATTATATGATGAAACACCATTAACTAAAAAAAATTTTGAAAATTTAGTAAATGACGGATTTTATCAAAATCTTACATTCCACAGAGTAATTCCAGGTTTTGTAGTACAAGGTGGATGTCCTAATGGAGACGGTACTGGTGGACCTGGTTACACTATTAAATGTGAGGTAAATAATGAAAAACAATATCATGAGAAAGGTGTGTTGTCTATGGCACATAGAGGAAGGGACACGGGTGGTTCACAGTTTTTTATATGTTTAAATAGACATAATACAGAACATTTAGACGGTAACCACACATGTTTCGGCAATGTTGTAAGTGGTCTAGAAATACTTGACAAAATTAAACAAGGTGATAAATTTAGTATTGTAAAATAATAAATTATGGAAAAATTAGAAATTATAATGTATACAATGCCTACTTGTGGGTATTGTGCAAAAATGAAACAAGAATTAGAAGCAGCTAATGTTGAGTATACTGAAAGAAATTTTAAAGAGTTTAAAAAAGAATGGGAATATGTTAAATCTCTAACTAGGAGTGCTGTGTTCCCTACCTTTGTAATAGGTAAAGAATATTTAATACCTAATAGAGATTTTAGTAACCCACAAGAAGCTATTCAGTCTTTACTATATTATCAAACAGTTACACATAGGGAACCAACTATGGAAGACATTGTAGAATTACTTAAAAACAATATGTATATGACTAAAATGGCTTTAGATAGAATAGATGTTATAAGTAAAAAGTTACAAGAAGAAGAAGATAAAAAAAATCACTTAGAAGAATTAGAAAGAAGAAGAAAAGAAGTGGTGAATAGAAATAAAAAACTAGCCGAAGAAATACAGAATAAAAGAAATCAAACCAAAGATTTATATAATTCCACCGAAAAACCCACAAATGTTTAGTTTTTAATATTATGAAGGAAACTAATTACGAACAGCTATTAAATAAAATACTTGAATCCATACTAAATAACCAAATAAAAAATAAAAATGACCTTAAATTATTTGGTATTGTAGAACCAAAACTACAAAAAGAAGTATTATGGAAATTATTTGAACAAAAAGTAGCTACTACAGAAGACAAAAAAGAAAAACACAAACTAATTAACAAATTTCACAAGTTGAATCTTCTATAGTATCATATATTTATTTATGATGTCACCTCAAAAATTAAATTTAACTACTAACGCTAAAAGAATTATGCAAACTACTCTTGCATTAATTAAACAACCATCTACTAATAAATTTGGACAAACATTAATGAAATATTTTAAACTACCTTCTTATTTAAGTAGTGAAATGAATTTCATATATGAATACAACTATTTAATTGGTAACCGTGATAATGTTGAAGAATGGGTTTTACCAAAAGTATATCTTAGTAGAGTTCGTGTTTATGGTGACATAGAAAGTGAATGGTTTTATGATGATTGTGTGGATGGTGTGGGTGAGGAATCTGGTGATTCTTGTGCGTGTGTAGATGGTATTATTTGGGATGAACACGGTGATGAATATAGAGCTTGTTCAGAAGATGAACTTGAAGATGTTTTTGGAGGAGGTGTGGGAGATTGTGAATGTAATGAATGGGAAGAACTTGAATTAGAACAATATTACCACCCTATAATAGAAGAAACAATATATAGTACAACAAATCCAATTGAACTTGGTTGTGTTGAAGAATACAATTTGCATGATTATATTATGTGTTTGGAAGGACCTGAATACGGTTTGGCTGAAATTATAGATAGTGAAGAGGTAGATGAATCAGACAGAGATTTTGAATATGTATATAAAAAATATGAGTTTGATTCTTATAATGATGTTTATGTGGACGAGTACCACCCAAATCATCTTATATTTGATATAAATCAAATGTTTCCAGACAAAAATAAAAAACTTAATGAACATCAAAAAATAATTAATGAAGGTTTTTTTGATATTTTAAGTAATTTATTTAAAAAACCAGAACAAAAAAGTGATACACCAAATGAACTAAACCAATATTTACAACAATTACAAGATACATTAGATGAAAATGAGATATATGATGAAGAAGTATCTAAATTGGTTGACCAACTAAAAGATTCTGATTACATAGATTTAATTGATTTCCCCACTATGTTGAGAGGTTTGGAAAATAAACTTTTAAAAAGTGGTGATAAAACAGAAATAGTTATAGATTACCTTAGTCGTTTAAACACTTCATTACCTAAAAGAGCTAAATACGAAAAAAAATTATTACAGGGGGAAACACCACAGGGTGTTGATTATTATGATGAGGTAGAAGAAGAAAAATCTAAAATACCTAGGAAAATATTTAAAACAGAAAAAGAGTTATTACAGATAGAGTTATTAAAATTACAAGAATGGGTTAAAAAGAATAATATACCTTTAGTTATAATTTTTGAAGGAAGAGATACAGCTGGAAAAGGTTCCACTATTGGAAATATGACAGAATATTTAGACCCAAAGTATTTTAATGTTATTGCATTAGGAATCCCTACAGAAGAAGAAAAGAAAAATTGGTTTCAGAGATATGAAAAATATATAGAACCTGGTAAAATAACTTTTTTTGATAGAAGTTGGTATAATAGAGGTATTGTAGAACCAGTTATGGGATATTCTTCTAAAGAAGAATATGAAGAATTTATGAGAGACGTTGTTCCCTTTGAAAAAAGTTTATTAGGTAAAGGGGTAATATTGATTAAATTTTGGTTATCAATCACACAAGGAAAACAAGAACAAAGATTTACTATTAGACAACAATCACCACTAAAATACTGGAAATACTCACCCAACGATGAAGCTTCTAGAGAAAAATGGGATGAATATACAGACTATAAAGAAAGAGTGTTTAAAGATACGTCACACAGTGGTGCACCATGGGTAATTTTAGATTCAAATGATAAAAGAATGTCAGCTTTAAATGCTATGAGACATGTTTTAGACCAAGTTGATTATGACGATAAAAATAGTGAAATTGTGAAATCTAAATATCCAGAAGCGGTTACTACAATTAGAAGAAAACTTAATGAGGAACAATTATCGTTATATCCGTGGGGAGTATGGAATTTCCCAACTGGGACTTCTGATGAAGAAAAAGATGAAATAACCACTACATTTCCAGAAAGTTTAGTAAAAAAAATATTTGAATATTGGGATAAAGACCCTAAAAACAATATAAATCGTAATATGTTAAAGTTAGTTGGTGCCCCAAAACACATAAGTTATTTTATACCATTATTGGTACGTTATTTACAAAATACAAAAAAACCACTTCCAGTAACTAAGTTTTTTGATTGTGACGATTTACAAAAATTATTCGTAAAAGATGATAGGGAATTGGTAGATAAATATTTATGTAGCGAGGATTTTTTTGGTGATGATTTATATGGATTCGATGAATTACATAGTAATTTTTTAGATGACTTAGATGATGCTAGTTGGGATTTAATAATCAAAGTTTTAGATGTCGACAAAGAAACAGCGGAAAGATTATTATATAATGAACCATTAAATGAGGAAGAAGAAGAATTAATTTATAAATATGAAGAAGATATTGATAACATAAAACATTATATTAGGTGGGCAAATTCAGATGCGGCACACGATAAGTTTTATAGTGATATTACAAAAGATATTAAAAATAATATAGAAGAACACTTTGATTATGATGGTAAACTAGAATCTCGTAATGGTAAACTATATTATGTAATAGAAGATGATTTAAAAAATTGGGTACAAGATGGTGATGCTTGGGATAATATAAATCGATTCGAATATCATCCAGATTACGCTGACCATCATCTAGAAGATATACTTTATGATTTTGATACAGAAAATTTAAATAATATATTTAATATTTTTATGGAGGAAGAATATTCCTTTGATGATTGTTATGGTAAAAAGGGGGATTGTCTAGAACTTAATGACTATTCCTATTATTACCCAGATTATGATATTAATCCATGGTTTAAAGATAGGATGGAAGATGAGTATTACCAAAAGCTAACTAATGAAAAAGACAAAGAAACTATTAACGAATCTGGTACTGATTTTATGTATGATAATGATATAAACATGAATACAGTTTCAGAAGAAATTGTTGATATACAAAAAGATTTTATTTTAAAAAAATATTTTATAGAATCCATAGAAAAATTAAAAGAAAATGAAATCGAAAAAGTGAATGGTGATGTTGTTGAAAATAGAAAATTTATTTTTGAGTACCTAGATAAACTAAATAATATTAAAAAAATTAATCGAGAAAATTTTTCACACTTTTTGATAAGTGGAAAAGATTGGGTTGATAAATTTAGTTTTGTTACATCATCTAACTTAGATAGTATAAATGAAAATTCTAATAAAGTTAGAGATATTATATATAATGAGACTAATACAAAACTAAATAATAATTCTTTTTTAGATAAAAAAAGAAATTTACTTTCAGAAGCCGAAAGAGTAGTAAAACTTTGGCAAATTAATTCTTCGAATAGATAGTTCTAAATTACAACTAACAAAAAACTTTACAATAAATGTTTAAATAAGTTGTCTTTTTAAAATACTTTTTATATATTTGTTATACACAAAAGGAAGGAGTTACACAATATATATTGGAACTATGTAACTTTAAAAAAGAACCTTCCTTTTTTACAAGCGGGTGTAGTTTAATAGTAAAATACCTAACATCCAGTTAGGAGTTGGGAGTTCAAGTCTCACCCATCCGCTCAAAGTGTTCACTACGTAAACTCACAATATAAAATGAGAGATTACGTTTAGGTTTAAGGTTACCTAATATCAAAAAATCTTTTTTAAAATAACCTGTGTTGTTAGAAAAACTCTAACCAAGTTTAACTAATAATAATCTTTACAGATGAAGCTATTGGTCACACAATACGTTACACTAAAATTTTGATACTTTGTTAAAAGGTGTTATAGTCTATAAAGTAAGGGATTAATTAGAGGCATAATCTAATTCTTGGTAACTATAAGAAATGGCTAACAAAGTTAATGTTGTAATCACAAAGTTACAATGACTACTATAAGGGAAGTAGATAATCATGTAGGGTATCCCCAACATCCTACTGTAATTTTTTTATTTCCCTTTTAAGGGTGGTGGATGTCTGAATACCGAATTCAGCCCTAAAGCCAGAGTTTTAAAACTCTGGCTTTTTTTTTATTTACAAGATTGTGTTTCATTAATACATTTAAGAAAAAAAATATGCCAAAAAGTAAACATAGAAAAAATCAAAAGCAGAAAGCAAAACAAAAAACTCTACGTGTTAAAAGTCAACAAAAAAAAGCATTTGAACAGTACATGGAGATGTTAAAAAAAGTACAGGAAGAACAAGAGGTTTCTGGGGTAACACCACCACCTAACCCATATGATTTAAATAACAAATAAACATAAATTCCATTAATAGGAAGTATTTATAGTTAATGGAGACACGTAAAAATGTTATTAAAGAACAAAGTGGAAGTTTATCTCAAAAAGAAATTGTAGATAAGTTTTTACAATTTTGTCAAGATATCTTAGGTTATAAAGTACCAGTTACTGTAAAATTAGTTACTGATAGAAGTAAATTAATGACTTTAGCTTCTTATAATTTAAATGATAATACTGTAAATGTTTATTCTAAAAACAGAGCTACAGCTGATATTTTAAGGAGTATAGCTCATGAGTTGGTACATCATAAACAATTAGAAGATGGCAGGATAGACATCAATAATCCACCACAAGATATTGGTGGAGTAATTGAGGATGAAGCTAATGCAATTGCAGGACAATTAGTAAAAGGTTTTGGGTACACTGGTATTAACATTTACGAAAATACAAATAAAAAAATTAAACTTCCCAAAATGAATATTGTAATTACAGAACAACAACTACACAGAATATTAGAAAGTAAAAAATTTGATAGAGAAACTACATTATCTTTATACGATGGTATGGATAAAGGTAGGAAAGACATGAGGTCCAAAGTAAGGGAAATGCAAGAAGATTTAATTTCACTTAATTATGTACTACCAAGGTTTGGTGTTGATGGTAAGTTTGGTTCCGAAACTTTAAAAGCTGTGAATGCTTTTCAAGCTGACCATGGATTTGAAGTTAGTGATAAGGTAGATAAGGAAACACTAAGAGCGATGAAAAACCTCAAAAACATAAACAAAAATCCAAAAATTAATGACCCTAAACAAATTAAAACACAGTTTACAAAAGGTAATGTAAAATCTTTTAGTCCTGTGGTTGTGGACGCTATTAATGTATCTAGTGATGAAAATGGGTTAAGTAAGGAATTAATGTTTACTATAGCGAATATAGAATCTGGTGGTGACCCATCAGCTAAAAATAAAAATAGTGGAGCTTCTGGGTTATATCAAATAATGCCTAAATATTTTGATGATTATGGTGTTACAAATCTGACAGTGTGGGACCCATATGAGAATGCTAAAGCAGCTGGAAAAAAATTAAAAGAAAAAATTCGTTCTTTAAGTTATATAACTGGTAGAAGACCTACAAATGCAGAAATTTACATGGCACATAATCAAGGAACTAGAGGATTTGAAATTATTTATACAGCGTGTCAAAATTTTGGTAATTTAGGTGGTAAAGAATCATTAGAACAGGCTTCAAACAAACTTGGGTATGGTAGAAATTACGGTAAAGGAATATTTAAAAATATGAAAGCAAATAACGGAACCCATCCATGCCAATTTATGGAGTTGTGGACTGAAAAATATGACAATAAAAAAATAAATTATAGTTAATGTATACTTTAAAAGAAATAAAAAAAATTTTAAGTATTAAGGAACAAGACCGTAATCGAGATTCTTGGTCTGATGAAGAATCTTTAGATAATGCTGACCGTAAACCATTCACACCTTTTGAATTGAAGTTATTAACATCTATTCATAAAAGATTTACAAAAAAACAAATGGAAGAATTAGTTAGTGGTATAAGTACGAGTTATGAGCGTGAATGGTATGATTTTGCGAAGTTATTTGGGTTAAATTTAGACACTTATGAATCTACAATGGCTTCTAAAAAATACATAAAGTGGGCTTTGGATAATTGGACAGAAGACGGTGATTATGCTTCTATAAGAAACCCAATAAAAGTACCACCTAAATCATATAGAATTACTAGAGATGAGACTGAGAGTTGGATAGTGTTTAGAGGTGGTGAGGTTGATGTGGTAGCTTTTGATAAAAATAGTGCTGAAAATATGGGTGATGAAGAATTTTATGATTGGGGTGGCACGACAGAAGTAATTGATTACGGTGATACTGAGTTCATAGATGGACAGACAACAAGCGTTTACCTTAATTCAGTAATAAATGAATCTAAAAACAAAAAACTAAAAGATTTGGTTTTTAAAAAATCCCCAACCAAAAAACACAAAAAAAAAATTAATAATAATTTAGATTTATTTAAAGAATTTCCTTTGGATAAATTTAAAAATACACCACCACCAAAAAACGAATCACAACAAACAGAAAAAGAAATAGAATATTTAAAAACCATTCCAACAGAAAAAGAAATGGTAAAAAGTGCAGATGATATTGATGGACACTTTAAAAAATTTTTAAAAACTAAAGACTTAGACTTTCCTCATTTGGGTATAAATAAATTAATGGATGATGTTAAATCAATAATATTAAAATTAAAATATCATTACAATAGACCTAGACCTAGTCAAGTAGCTAAGATTAAAAATATGGAATTAGGTTCTGAAGATTTAAAATCGGCTAATACACCATCCTATCCTTCTGGTCATGCGACACAAGGTATATTTATTTCACGCTATTTAAGTGATTTATACCCAAAATATAAAAAAGATTTTACCAAATTAGGGGATGAAATTGCTTTCAGTAGAAACATGGCGAAAGTACATTATCCTAGTGATATTGAATTTGGTAAAAAATTAGGTAACGAATTGTATGATTTCATAAGACCAAAAATTGATGAATTACATAAAGAAAACTTAAAAGAAATAAATTTAAGTAGGAGATTAAAAAATCTTATTAAAAGTAAAAAAAATAATTTAGGTAAATTAAATGAGTCTACACAAACCAATCAACCACTTAATAAAGGTGATGAAATTATAATTGTAGACTTAGACAAAAGTCGTGAGGGATTTAGTACTAGTAGAGGTGAACGAGTAAAACCAAAAACTTTTACACCTTATAGAATTTTTGGAATTACATATAGACAAAGAGAAAATTGGGAAGGACCAGAAACTGACACACGCATATATAAATTAGAACCACTAGATATTACTGACGAACAAAGGACACAAGAGATGATAGTTGGCGGTGGAAGAAGAAGAGGTTTACATATGGTACCAGAAGACACTTGGATACTACAAAAAAGACCATTTTAAAAAATACTTATAGTCTAGTTATTAATTGAATTATTTACATTTTAGTAGATTATTTTAAAATTATATTATGTTATTTTTTACGTTTATAAAAGAGATTTCAAGTTTTTTAATAAAATTTTTACATCCAAACTATTATCTCACTACTATTAGATATGAAAATATTAAACAATATAGTTTGATGAAAGAAAAGGGTTTAAATTCTTATTTTTTATTTGATAAACAATATGAATGGGAAAAATTAAGAAAATCTTTAGATACTATAGGTTATATACCATCAATAATTGTTTCTAAATACATAGAGCCAAAAGAAAGAATAACTGAATATTCAATAGTAAACGGTTTTCATAGAACATTTATATTATCTGAAAATAAAAAACCAAATGATTTGATTAAAGTTTGGGTTAACAAATCCGCAAGTATTAATGTTAAAAAATATATAAATATAGATTTTGAAGTAAAAAAAATACTAAATGAAAACATTAATAAATCTAACGAAGAATATTTAAAACGCATAAAAAATTCTCCAAATTATAAAATATTAAAAAATAAAATATTAAAAAATAAAATATGAAATCAAAAGCAGACTATTATAATTGGTTAATGTCAGAACACCAAAAATTTACAGAGTTACTTAATAGAGTTCCAAAACTACCAATAGAAGAACAGGCTAAAAGTGTTGAAATTAATGAGTATGATTATGGGAACCAACAAAAAGTTAATGGTTATAAAAAAATGTTATTTAAAATAGAACAAGAAGCTAGTAGAATAACACAATATCTTTAATATATGAAATTCAAATTACCTTCCTTAAAAAGAAATTTACAATTTATATCATTTTTGATATTAGTAATTTTAAGTACTTTTATTCTGATAATATCATTACCAATAATTTCAATTAAAGTTTTTATTCAAGAGACTTGTAACATGGTTAAAAATCAAATTAAAATATTGTCAAAATCAAACTTTATTAGAAGTATAAATAATGAACGCTAATGAATTTTTATATTGGATTAGAGGGATAGTAGACTCAACTGATGGTGTACCGAGTAAAGAAGTGTGGCAAAAAATAACTGAAGTTGTTAACACAGTAAAGTTAAATAAAAATGAAGTCACACCATTTAATGATGCAGTTGTACATCGATTTTTACAAATACAATCAAGTAATCCTCATGAGGTAAAGGGTAAATCAGAAACTAAAAAAAATTAGTGAACCAAAAGATTAATTTAAAAAAAATATAATGTTATGGGACATTACGATGATTTATTTAGTGAAATTTATTTTTCTTTGAAAGAAAAAAAGTTAAAAGATAAATTTTACAAACAATTAGATAAATTAAATTCTAAAAAAAAACATAAACACAAAGATATTAGAGATAAGTGGTCATATGCTTATGATAAAGTAATTAAAAAAAATAAGAAAAATGGGAACAATAATTAGTGTCGTTGTAGTTTTTATAGTGGTAAATGGATTACTATATATAACACAAAGAATGGACAACAGGAAAAAATAGGTATGATTGGGTAGTTCACATCGTATAGTTATTTGTTTATTTTTAAAAAAAATTGAAAATTTAAAAATAAAATACTACATTTAATTATATTTGTCACATATTAAAATTTAATTGTTAATTTAAAGAGGGAAACCTAGTCTATTTCCTCCCATAACCTAAAGAATTATGGGTTTACACAGACTTAATTTATGAAAAAAGGTTATTTATATTTAGCATCAGACGGTGTGGAAGATTTTTATAAATTCGGTATTACTAATTGTCTAAATACTAGATTAATTTCATATAACACCACAGAACATATTAGACCAATTGAGTTTTTAAAAACTTATGAATTTGAAACCTACAATCAAGCAAGAGATGTTGAAACAAAACTCAGAAATAATTTAAAAAAGTACATTACACAGTCTAATCATGATGAGATTTTTGAAGTCAATTCAGAATCCTTATCTATTTTTTATGATATTGTTCAAGATTGTGTAGAAGTAGAATTCGAAAATAGATATATTGGTAACATTGAAAATGAATTTTTTGATTATTTTCAAAAAGTGAATGATTTGATTAAAGATTATCAAAATAAAGGAATACCAACAACAATAATTGAAGAATTGATTATAAAAAACAAAGTTGGTTACTTTAGGGAAAATGCAAGACCTTCAGTTATTATGGAAGATAGAATTAAAGATTTGGTTCACCTTAATGAAAAAATGATTTGTTGGGATAATAAATCAAAACACAGTCTTAGAATTAACAGATATTACAATTTAGAAGAAGATTTAAAAAAAATAAACCTATGACCATTAAACAGTTAACATACAAACAAAGAGGAACGGATAACTATTACCCACCACTCAAACACTATACTATGAGTGATGGTACGGTAATAGCAATTTATCAAGGATTTCGTGGTGAAAATCCTGACCTTGATTTCATTGTTAAATACCGTGAACCAGGTAAACGATTACGAACACCATCACATACCCATTGGATTGTCGACCTACTGGTGAAGTGTGAATATAATAAAGAAATGGTTCAACAATTTGTACATACAATGTTAGAGAATTATGACCAAATGGAACCATTTAAGACGGTAGAAGAGAGAAACAACTATGAATTAATATCCAAAAATGAAATGGATAATGTTTACGGTGAACTTAATGGTCATGGGTATTATAATATGGATACGTTGACTACCTTCATTGAGTTATTTACACGATGTGAGAAACAGACTTCGGGGGCTTTTATGTTCAAAACACTTCTTCAATTAGTGTTGGATTATTGTGATGACAAAAAAGATTTTTATCAAATTGTAGGACATTCAAAAAGAGT